TATAGGCGACCATACGCCACCCACGATCCGTTCGAGAATCGGGGTGTTGGTAAAATTTCCTTTATACAGGAACCGGGGTACAAGTTGAGGGCAATTGCAAACCCTCACCGCTTCCATCAGTTGGCCCTAGAGCCACTGAAGGAAGGTCTCTTAGACATTCTTAAAAGGATGCCAAAAGATTGTACTCACGATCAGTCCAAAGGGGTGGAGTGGGCTCAAAGCCGACTCAAAGAAGGTGTTACCCTTCACGCCCTGGACCTGTCCAATGCCACCGATGCATTTCCAGCGTCGTTGACATTTGCCTTGCTAAAGGCTGGACAATCTGAGCAAGTTCTTGAACTGGTTGACTTATTCGAGGACATTTCCAAAAGTCCTTGGGTCGTTAATGACCCTGAATTGGGAAAGAAGCGTCTTATGACGTGGAAAAAGGGCCAACCCTTGGGGTTAGGCCCCTCCTTCCCAGCTTTCGCACTCACGCATCATGCTGTGTTGTGCACTCTCATGGATAAACATGAGGGAGATTATCGCATTCTTGGAGATGACATAGTCATCGAAGGCGATAGTTTGGCGGCATCCTACCGCGAAACAATGTCTCACCTAGGTGTTGACATATCTGAAAGCAAGTCAATTTCGTCTAATCTAGTAACAGAATTTGCCGGAAAGGTGATCCTTCCTAGTGGTGTAATACCCACTGTTAAATGGAGGGACTTATCAGACCGGAATTTCTTAGATTATACTCGATTCTTTGGCCGCCAATTCATTGGCTGCCTTCGTCCCCGACAGAAAGTCGTCGCCAAAAGGATTATGGAAATCCCAGAGGTGTATGGTGGGTTAGGGTTCAACCCTAACGGAAAACCATGGGAGTCTCGAGTAGACGAGCATTGGTCGGATATCCTCCGACTAATGCCTCAAGAACAGACATTGGTCTCTGCCAGTGACTCCACCCTATCTCTGCAGCAAGCTGCAGAGGTAGGAATTATCCACCCCAACGAAGTTATCGCGTTGGGCCGTACGCTTGCGCACGGAGAAGTGGATAATGGAGTACTACCGACAGGTAGTTCTCTCGCTCGGATTACGTCATTAACCGGGATCACCGAAGGTGTATTCCCGGTAGAGGACAATCCCCTTACACCCTCCGAAAGGGGGGTTGGGGATCCGAGAGGACCTTCTCTTCTAGACATCTTCGAGAAGAAGCTTGGTCTAGGTCCCGTTAAGAAAGCTAAGCTTAACAAAAAGGGACAAAAGAGAAATGGTCAGCCACCAAATGAAGATACCCCAGGGTTTGAACCCTGACGGTCTTCTCTCCGCAAGGAGCTTGGTGACCAGGCCTGACTCTCAGTTGAGAACAG